GAGAAGCCTGAGTATCTGCAACATTCAAGGGATTATCTAGTGTCTAAGTATAACGCAGTGGTAAGTTACGGGGAAGAAGCTGATGATCTTATAGCCATAGCTGCCACTAAGTTTGGCCCTAACACTGTTGTGGCATCTGTAGACAAAGACATGCTTCAGATACCTTGTTACCACTATAACTTTGGCAGGGATGAGTGGTCACAAGTAGATGAGTGGGGCGGCTCTAAGTTCTTCTACACTCAGATACTAACTGGTGATGCAGCCGACAACATAAAAGGTATCAAAGGCGTTGGCCCTGTTAAAGCTGGTAAGTTGTTAAAGAGTTGTACGACAGAAGAAGAACTGTGGTACGCTTGCTTAGAGGCTTATGATGGTGACTATGACCGTGTATTGGAAAATGCTAGACTACTGTGGCTAAGGAGAAGAGAGGAAGAGTTATGGGAGCCTCCAACAGTGAGAAACGGAGACACGCAATAAAGAATGGATACCGCTCTGGCTTGGAGGAAGACATCTCTAAGGACTTGATTGGACGGGGTGTAGACTTTGAGTATGAGAAGCTAAAGATACAGTGGCAACTCATAGAACAGAAGACCTACACCCCAGACTTCAAGTTACCTAATGGTATCATCATTGAGTCAAAAGGCAGGTTTGTTGCAGCGGATCGTAAGAAGCACCTTAAGGTTAAAAGTCAGCACCCGTTCTTAGATATTAGGTTTGTGTTTTCTAACTCTAGGGCTAAGTTAAACAAAGGTGCAAAGAGTACCTATGGGGATTGGTGTGACAAGCACGGTTTCTTGTATGCAGATAAAAGGATACCCGACGAATGGTTAAACCCCTAGTTACCTTTAAGATACATAATGTAAGTGGAGACCCCTTTGAGTACGAAGATTGTTGGTGGTTAGACTGCTTAGTTGAAGACCCTGACCTAATTGGTGAGGATGCAATGTTTGGGGAAGAAATTCCCTTTAATACCAGAGAAGACGCCATGAAGTTTAGGACACACTTTCTGACTTCAATACAACCAGTAATCATTGAGTTTGAACTAGGAATGGAGGTGAAGTATGACGGGTAAAACAGCTATTGTATTCTCTTGCGCCCATGTAGACCCTTCAGTGGGAAATGAGCGTTTTGATTGGCTAGGTGAACTAATCTATGAGGTCAACCCTAACTACATCATTGACTTAGGTGATGGTGCAGATATGAAGTCTCTTAACACTTATGACACACGCTACCCACAAGCTATGTGCGCTCAGAGTTACGAGGCAGACATTAACCACTACAACGAAGCTATGGACCGCCTCAGACGTAAGCCAAGCACCCGTAAGTATAAGGTGCCACAATGGTTTGGGTTTGAGGGCAACCACGAACATCGTATAAAACGGGCTATAGCACATGACCCACGATTAGAAGGAGACAAGTATGGTATCTCATATAGCCACTTACAGACTGATCACTGGTTCGATGAATACCATGAATACGAGAACTCAGCACCATCTATAAGGGACTACGATGGAATATCATATGCTCACTACTTCAGTTCTGGGAACTATGGTACTGCTATGTCAGGGTTACATCATGCCAATGCACTAATGGCTAATAGGAACCACAGCAGTACGTGTGGGCATAGTCACAAGCGTGACCTTAAGTTCCGGGATGGAGCGCACCCCAGTGGTATCATGGGGCTTGTAGCAGGGTGTTACAAGGGTGCAGCAGAGTCTTGGGCTGGTCAAGCTAACAACGATTGGTGGAAGGGTGTTGTCATTAAGAGGGACATTTCTGGTGGCATGTACGACCCTGAGTTTGTATCACTTCAACGTCTAAAGGAGATGTACGGTAATGGGGAAGCGTTCTAATTTTGAGCGAGTGCCAAGGGACTACTATCCTACCCCAATACAGGCTGTAGAGCCTCTGATCCCTCACCTGCCATACTCCTTTGACTACTTGGAGCCATGTGCAGGTGACGGGAGACTGATCTCTCACATAAGCCAGTTAACGAGTGGGCTAGGGGAATGTATAGGAGCCTACGACATAGAGCCAAGACATGACTATGTACAGAAGATGGATGCGCTAACTATAGAAGGTGTCTCAGGCAGTTTTAGCAAGGACTTCTTTGCTATTACTAACCCACCTTGGGACAGGAAGATACTACACCCGTTGATAGATAACTTCTTAGGTATATGTCCTGTTTGGTTGTTGTTCGATGCAGATTGGATGCACACTAAGCAGTCAGCTACCTTTATGACTTACTGTAAGACGGTGGTAAGTGTAGGAAGAGTTAAGTGGATTGAGGGAAGTAAGAGCCAAGGTAAGGATAACTGTGCTTGGTATCTATTTGACTACAGTAGTGAAGAACAGACAAGGTTTTATGGGAGAATGATACAATGATTATGAGCCACAAGAGTATGGAAGCGTTTCGTGAGTATAGTGATTGGGTAGAGGACAAGATCATTACTGAGGGTAAAGACCGCTTGATGGAAAATGCTCTAGGACTTATGGGTGAGGCTGGGGAAGTAGCCGAAAAGATTAAGAAGAGTATGCGAGACAAGACTAAGGTTACCCCTAACGACATTGTAAAGGAACTAGGTGACGTAGTGTTCTATGCTACAGCCTTATCTAACTACTACAATGCTAACCTAGGTGTGACTATCTTAGAGAACATCAACAAGTTAGATAGCCGTGAGGCACGTGGAACTATTAAGGGCAGTGGTGACAACAGATGAATTGGGTTACACGATACTACAACTACCTAAAGACTTGGCGGTTACACAGAGAAACTATTAAACAGCTAAACACTATGAGTGATGCCGCCTTAAAAGACATAGGCATCAACAGAGGCGATATTAACCGGATGATCTGGCTAGACGAAGATATGATTCAAAGAGGAACGAAGAATGAAAAGTAACTACTTGCCCACAGACTACCAAACATTTATTGCCACTAGCCGTTATGCACGTTGGTTAGAAGATGAAGGACGCCGTGAGACTTGGGGTGAGACAGTTGGTCGGTATATGACTAATATCGTATCTCCTTGGCTAACCCCCACTATAGAAGGAGAGGTCTGTGACGCTATCCTTAGCCTTGAAGTAATGCCTAGTATGCGTTCACTTATGACTGCGGGTAAGAGTTCACAAAGAGATAATACGTGTATGTATAACTGTTCTTACTTACCCGTAGATGATCCTAAAGCCTTCGATGAGGCTATGTTCATCCTACTATGTGGTACTGGTGTCGGGTTCAGTGTTGAGCGTCAGTTCATTACTAAGTTGCCAGAGGTTCCCTCCCTCTTTGAAAGTGACACGACTATTGTTATCAAGGACAGTAAGGAAGGTTGGGCTAAAGGTCTCAGACAAGTTCTGGCTCTCCTGTGGGCTGGTGAGATTCCTAAGTGGGATGTATCTAAAGTACGTCCAGCGGGTGCTAGGCTTAAGACGTTTGGTGGTCGTGCTAGTGGTCCTGCTCCTTTGGTTGATTTGTTTAACTTCTCTGTGTCTACGTTTAAGGCAGCACAAGGGCGTAAGCTGAGTTCTATTGAGTGCCATGACCTAATGTGTAAGATTGGTGAAGTTGTTGTTGTAGGGGGCGTTAGACGCTCTGCTATGATCAGTCTATCTAATCTATCTGATGACCGTATGCGTCATGCTAAGTCGGGTAACTGGTGGGAACTAAATGGACAGCGGGCCTTAGCTAATAACTCTGTGTCTTATACAGAAAAGCCAGACAGTATGTCATTCATGCGTGAGTGGGTGTCATTAATGGAGAGTGGATCAGGTGAGCGAGGTGTATTTAATCGTGAAGCATCGAAGAAACAGGCGGCTAAGAATGGCAGACGAAATGCAGAGTACGAGTTCGGCACCAATCCGTGTTCAGAGATCATCCTTCGACCGAATCAGTTCTGTAATCTCACAGAAGTTGTCATCCGTGCTAACGACACTCTTGACGATCTTACAAGAAAAGTCCGTCTTGCAACTATACTTGGAACCATTCAGTCAACCTACACCCACTTTCCGTACCTGCGTAAAATGTGGACTGACAATACCTCAGAAGAGAGATTGCTCGGTGTGTCTCTCACGGGGATAATGGACAATACGTTAATGACGTTGAAGAACACAGGACTAGATAAGACACTACAAAACCTCAAAGAAGTAGCAGTAGAAACAAATAAGGAGTGGGCTGATAAGTTAGGTATACCAGTATCAACAGCTATAACTTGTGTTAAGCCATCAGGTACGGTTTCACAGGTTGTGGATTCTGCCAGTGGGATACATGCAAGACACAGCCCATACTACATTCGTACAGTGAGAGGAGACAACAAAGACCCGTTAACACAGTTTATGATGGATCAAGGTATCCCTAATGAGCCTGACGTAATGAAGCCTGACGCTACAACAGTGTTTAGCTTTCCTATGCGGTCTCCTCTGGGTGCAGTACACACAGCAGATACGACAGCCTTAGAGCAGTTAGAGATGTGGTTGATGTATCAGAGACATTGGTGTGAACATAAGCCTAGTGTTACTATTAACGTCAAGTCGGAGGAGTGGTTTGCTGTAGGTGCATTTGTGTATGAACACTTTGATGAAATGTCAGGTGTATCATTCTTGCCCTTCAATGAGCATACATATCAACAGGCACCATATCAGGAGTGTGCATCTACAGACTATCATATACTACTTGATCAGATGCCTATAAGTATTGATTGGAATAAACTGTCTGAGTATGAGAAAGAAGACAACACTTCAGGTATGCAAACTATGGCCTGTACAGGAGACGTATGTGAGATGGTAGACATTGGATAACTCAGAATTAGTTAAGCCAAGTAGGTCACGCAGGAAGACTAAATATAAGGGTGCAGGTCAGCGGGAAACTTCTGGCCTCACTCCTAAGACAGATAAACAGAAGGAGTTTATGTCTTAGGAGTGAGGCCAGAAGTTTCCCGCTGACCTGCACCCTTATATTTAGTCTTCCTGCGTGACCTACTTGGCTTAACTAATTCTGAGTTAT